CGGACAGGTAAGTTAGCTCATTAAGAGCAGGCAGATTGTCGACGTAAGTTTTGCCTTTAGCCATGTCAACTTCGAGAATAGAACCCTTACGGAAACGGTTAGGGATATCTTCTTCCTTGTTCACGTAATCTTTTCGATAAACAAAACTATCCAGATACAAGTGTGTGATCAACGGCCAGTCTTTGATACCAAAAATACCGATATGGATTTTAGCTGACTTTTTACCTTTAATCTCTGGTACGGTGAACTTAGGATAAGAGCCTTGCCAGTGAAATTGAAGGACATCGTCAAAACGTTGGACATCCGACCAGCCGTGTGGTTCGTTGAATGGATTGGCTGTTGAAACGTGTGTCCCATAGAAGTGTTTTCTATCGAGGACTTTATAACCACCTTTGCCATCTCCTGCTAGGAAATTATAATGGCAGTCAAAACCGTTAGTGTGCTTGTAAGTCTCTACGCCATAGAGAAACACACCGTTTGCATCTGTTACAGAAATTTTCATGAATCCAAACTGATTTGCAGCACCTAGCCACAAGATTTGTCTCCACCAAAAATATTCATAGGTAGCCCCTTTCTGACCATTGCTGTCCGCTGGGATCTCCCATGTAATTGAGCTACCTCGTAGGTATTTATCCCCGCCACCAGTGCTTGTCAAGGCAATGTGCGGCCTACCCCATGTATTATCAATCGCAAGTGTACCATTGAGTGAGTGGCTATCGTCGTTAAACCGCCCTTGGTTTTTCGCGCCAACCGCAAAACCGTTGGTAATCCAGTTATTAGAAACATAGTCGAACAGAATTTCAGATTGCTTGACTGTACGAGTATCAGCTTCATTCGGATTGCCAATCTCATAGCTTTCACTAGACGATTTTACAATCCCAACCCATCCATTATCTGAATTAAACTTCAGTTTAATATCTGGGTAAGTTTCAGCTGTCCCAAAGTTTTTTAGCGTAGCTTTGTAATGACCAGTTGAAATCTTCTTAATCCTGCCATATTTAGTTTCACCGTCACTGCTTACCAAGGCTTGTGCCTTGTTCTCACCGTAGCTTTTAGGAACATCAAATGTGACCGTTACCGTTGCGGTAATCGGTGAGGTGTTCTTATCGACTGCAAGCGACGCTTGACCGACTGGGATAGCTTCCCAAACCTTATTAGGTTCATCTCCGAAAATCAATGGTTTCGGTTTATCTACGTTGAGATACCCGCCTAGCGTTTCAGCGATGGTATTGAAGTAGTCGTAATTACCAACAAGCGTAAATAACACTTGAATCTGCTTGACGGACAATGTGCTATATAGGAATTGCTGACCGTAGCGCCTACGCCCTTGGTCTTGATAGTTGTTGTTAAAGTTGGATGCCACGTTTTTAGTGACATCCACTGGAACGGCACGCCCTTGACCTTCATTAAATAGTTCGGTTAAGTTTTTACCGTCAAAAGTTACTGACATTCCTATCAAATAATGCTCCCTTCTAACAGCGCTTGTCTGCGCTCGTATTCATTTGTCGCTTTTGTCATAAAGGGCGCCAACCCATTTGACACGCTTCTACCATCAATGACATTTCTGATTTCAATTGGGTTAGAACCGTTAGTTACCAATTGACCGAGTAAGTCAATCATGATATCTAACTTGCTTTCTAATACAGAAACACGTTCACGGTCTGAAGTGTTATCGTGATCGCCTTGTGGGGCATCCCCAGCAAAACGTGCCACTGCTTCAGTGAGTAATTGCCATGCTCTGCCACGCTTGGCGATATCCGTTGGAATGACGTACTCTGGCATATCGCCCTCTGCTAGCTCATATACGCCGTGTTCAGACACCAGTCCACCGTTAGCATAGGCGTATTTCGCAACTCGTGTAAAGGCTGCATCCGAAGAACCATAGCGCCCAAGAATGTAATGAATTGACGCTAGCAGATTGTCATACCCATTACGAATGTCCTTATGCCCCGGAAAAGCATTAGCATTGAAAGTGCCGATAGTCGTCTGCGTAAGTCCAATAGATGGATTACCCATTTGAGCATTGATGTCCCAACCGTTTTTCACATTCGGGTCACCATTTGACTCACGTTGGATAAGCTGCAACATACTTGATACTTGGTGGTCGGTGGCTGGTAAACCGTTCGCTTTAAGCGCTCTTATAACAGTATCTCGCCAACGTGCCACACCAGTACCTTGAGGGTTGGGCCCAGAAGCCGTCCCACTCTCAAAACCTAGGAATTTCTTAATCCAGTCGAACATGCCTCCAACCTGCGACTTAATCAATTTTTGTAATGGCGAATTAGCTTCTGATAAAGCCTTATCACCATCACCGCTTGTTCCTGGTGCTCGCACTCCAAAATCAAGGAATGTAGCTGCACTTGAGATTGGTCTGTTTGAGTATTGGTGGTAAGCATGTTGCCCTAACCAGTTATACTCTTCCCCTGAAAATGTATCACCATCCACAGACGTAACAAAGCTAACGTGATTACTTGATACAGGTCCGCCAGTATAAACAGCAACTGTACCAGGTTTAGGTCTGTTCAAATGTGGCACTCTTGCACTGCCCCACTGATTACCATTGCCGAGGTGGCTAAATAGAGCAGGATTAACTCCTAAATTATTAAGACGAGAAGCAACGAAAGAGACACACTCCTTGACGAAATAGCCCCATGGGTCAGTGCTCGACCAGACAGCGCCAGCTTTTAAATGAGCTGGGTAGTCATCTCCCATAGCTCCCATAGCAACCGTTGACGCTTCATCAGATGCGCTTTTAGCCATTGACCAAAGCTCTTTCCACCAATTTTGAGCTTCTTTGATTGGCGTCTTAAACAAGGCGTTACCTAAAGGATTAAACATGCCATCTAGCTTGTCAGATTTTGGGTTGAACTTTTTAGCTAGTGTTCCGACTGGGTCGGTTACAGCACTACCAATAAATTCCAACATTTTAGTGAACTTAGAGACAGTATCCTTGATACCGTCCCAAGCATTACCTGCGACATCGGTCACGGTGTCCCAAATTTTAGACCAGAAACCAGTACCTTTGGCATAAGCGCCTTGCGATAGCCCTAGAAGCATAGCTGTTTCTCTCGCATTGAGTACCTCAGCGCCTGCTGGCAAAATCATTTGAGCGTTACGTCCTTGAGGCATAAACGCTTGACCGTTTGGCATGATAACCAACTCTTGATTGTTTGTATGAGGGCTGTCATTACCATCGTTTAGGGTGGCAAGTGTCGGGCGTGTGATAGCATTGCGGTATCCGCTAAAAGCCCCAGTCCCTTCTGCAAACTTGACTTTAGGGATTTTAGCGATGGCGTTCTTTGAACCGCCAAAGTCAGCAATGAGACCATTAATACCATCAATACCATCGTTGGGGATTTTGATAATTGCATTGATACCATCGCCAGCTAGGTTCTTGAGACCGTTCCAGAAATCCGTAAAACCGCTTTTGATTTTGTCGAAAATATCCGTAAACTTGTCATGCAAATTGTCAAGTCCCGTTCTGATTGGTTTGGTAAACTCATCAACTTTCTTCTTAGCACCATCAACCATGTTCTTGCCGAAATCTTTGGCCGTTTCCCAAATATTGTCAACAAAGTCTTTGAACTTCTTGTTGTGCTTATAAACAAGCGCAAAACCACCAACAATAGGATTGGCAATGAAAAGCAGGACTTCCTTCCAGTCTTTGCGGAAGAAATCAATACCAGCTTTAAAGACTTTTGTTATAGCCTTGATGCCGTTATCAACGGTTTTCTTAGCATTTTTAAAGGCATCCCCAAACCACTTACCTAAACCTTTGGCGAAGTCTGAAGCTTTTTTGAGCAAGTCATTCACAAACTTGCGAAATTTAGCATTATGCTTATAAATAAGCGCAAAGCCACCGACTATCGGATTGGCAATGAAAAGCAATAGCTCTTTCCAGTCCTTTTTAAAAAAGTTGACAATGCCTTTAAAGGCTTTTGTTGTTGCGCCCAAAGCATTTTTTGCAAATTTAACAACGCCGTTAAATGCTTTTTTAGCACCACTTGCTATCCCGTTACAAAAATCTCTAAACTTTTTGTTGTGCTTATAAAGCAAAGTAAATCCTGCTACTAAAGCAGTAACACCTATTAATATAGCCCCGACAGGGTTTGTGGCGGCTGCAGCTCCTACCATTTTCATTGTTGACACAAATGTATTGCCAAATTTTAAAACATTAGCACTAAGAGACGCAATCCCTTTTATTGTCTTTGACCCGATAAAGTAAAAAGCAAAAGCTTTGCCAACTGCAACAATTGCTTTTTTGTGTTTACCGACCTCTTTTAAAAAAGTAGATACGCTTTTTAGCGGGTCTTTAGCCTTGGCGCTATGACCGCTTAAATCATTAAAGACATCAGCTATAGTAGTGACAGTAGCTTTAAAGCCTTCCCAAACGCCTAATGCGAATAACTTCGTGATTTCTACCAAATTACCAACGATAGAAGATACATCTTTCTGATGTGCTGCTATGTAATTTAAAAGGTTCGTAGCGTGTTGCGCAATCTTGCTAATACCCTCACCGATTTTTGTTACTCCGCTTTGGATAGCAGGATTCTGCAAGACATTTGCTAATTGGTTAAAACCGGTTGAAGCAACGTTTACAAGGGGCTTCATAAGGGCTTTTTTAGTGTCCGCCCACGCTAACGTGATTCTTTTCTTTGCGCCCTCAGCTGTATTGCCGTATTTTTCGGCGTTCTCTTCGTAGCTTTTGCCCGCAGACTTTAAGATGTCATTAAATTGTTTAGAGGTCATCTTGCCAGAGTTAAGCAAGTCTGAAAATGCTTTTTCTGACAATCCAGACGCTTTTTGTAACGCTTGGACTAATCCAGGCGCTTGTTTCTCTAGCTTGTTTAAAGATGTAGCTGTGACTGTTCCTGACGCTTCAATCTTGCCTAATCCGCTAGCAAATGCTTCTGCTCTCTCTTGTGAGAGCTTAAGTTGGTCAGATAGACTACCAACCCCTTTTGCAAGTTCCGCTGCTTCATCTACATTGTGAGTAATTCCGTGAAATTTCAGAATCAGATCACCAACTGCACCACCAGAAAGGTTAGTATTGTATTTTAAGTCTTTAACAACAGAGTTTATCCTCTTGATTTCTTCTTCTGCAAATCTCAAATTCTGCCAACGTTCGGCGGTCTTGGACGCTGCTTCTGCTGCGGCATAGCCCTCTTTAGCTAATCCGACCACTTTTGAAGTGATGTTGGTAATACCATTTGCAATCAGATTTCCAGTTACAAAGTCTTTAACATGACTACCGATTTTATTTGTTTTCTGCGCTTCATTGTTAAACTTCTTGACAGAATCCCGCATGCGAGTCCAAATAGTCGGATTGAGCTTCTCCATTTCTTCGCGGGCAACTTTCATCTTGGCTTTTGAACCTGCTAAAGCCGCAGCCGTCTCATTAACTCTTATCTTTTGCTTGTGGTAAGCTTCGCTAGTTGCGCCTACTTTGTTTTTGATTTTCTCAAGCTCGTCAACTTGCGATTTGTATTGCTTACTTAGATTTTCGGTAGCTTCTTTGAGATTTTTAGCTTTTTCTTGCGCTGCTTTTCGTTTGTTGCCCTCAGCTTCAAGCCGTTTCACATAACTATCTGACAGCTCGTTCATCTTCTTGTAGTCTGTCTGCAAGCCTGCCAAACCGCTTGAATAGTATTCCATAGACTGCTTAGCCTTGGATTGCTGGGCTTCCATGCTAGCTAACTTTGCAGTCGCTTGGTCAATCTGTTGCTGATACTTAAGATACTGTTCAGCGGTTTGTTGCGTATCTCCTTTTAGCTCGGATTGCTTGCGTTTTAACGCTTCAATCTTGCTTTCTTGGGCTTGGATTGCTGCACCTAAACCATCATATTTAGCTTTAGCAGCACCTAAGCTATCTCCTGCGCTTTTAAGCTGTGCTTCTTGCGCTTTCCATGCTTGAGTAGAGCTGTTAACCAGTTGAGTCATGCTCTTAATGCTCTCGCTTGCTTTCACGAGGTCAAGAGCAATCTCGGTTGACATGGTCGCTTGCACTTTTTTAGCCATTTGTTTTTTCCTCCTTTCCGAGATATTTCTTGGATTTAAAATCCATTTATTTCAGCAAAGACATCGGGTCTACTGGTCTATCCTTGACTTCTTTCGCTCCCAAAATGTTCATGAGGTCGTAAAAGTCTGTTTCGTAGTATTCTTCCAACGTCCAACCGTATGCTGATAGAGCCTGTTTGGCTATCAGCTTCATGTCTTCAATTTTATTTTCAAGCTCAAAAATTTGCTCGCCTACGCTTCTTCCTTTGGGTTTTCTACGTCCGGTTCTGCCATGTCTTCGTCTGACAAACCATAGAGATAACCCACAAGTTTATTAACCACTTCCTGCGTGCGGTCGTTAGGCATATCCAAAAGCTTTTCATAGGCTTCGTCGTCCAGGTTGAGGATGACGCGGATAAAACTTAGCATTTCTTCCAAAACTGCTAAACTAGCTTGAGTTTGACCAGCAACGTCTTCTTCGTCAACGCCTTCGCCAACTTTTAAAACAGCGAGTTGGTACTGTTGCATACGCATGATGTTGCGGTTGGTTGTCAGCACTTGGAAAGGCTTCTTAGCGATTTCTGGGATTTTAATTGTTTTAACTTCCATGATTTCTCCTTACATAAAACAAAAAGGTCGCATTTAAAATGCAACCTTAAAAATTATTGATGTTCTGTCACGCTAGTTGCATAGCCACCGAAAACTTCCTTGAGCATGTTAGCTTTATCAAATGACCCTGCGCCAGAATAATATTTTTTAATTGGCTCACCGCCAAAAGCTTTGGCTGACAAAGAATTATAAGTCAAGTTGTCAGCATTACGAGTTTGCGCTGTGTCTGTATCAGTAGCAACGTTTTGAGTGCTTTCTTGCATAATACCATTCGCAAAGCCAAAATAAATTGAATGTTTGCGGTCAAGTGTTTCTGTTTCGATTAAGACTGCGACGTGTGGCTTGTCACCTTGCATCACGAAGCCACCTTTTCCATCTGACTTAAAACCGAGAAGTCTTTGTTTAAGTTCAAAGTCAAGGTTATTAAAATCGAAAGCAACGGTTGGCGAACCTGGTGCAACGATAACATCCTGAACTGCGTTGTTCCCAGGGACCTTAGTGGCTGATCCTTCGATATTTGAGATGTTAGCCGTCTTAGTACCAAGCATAGATGAGTCAATTTCAACCACGCCGTCAGTTGACAAGCCTTCTGTCCCTTTAATGAGTTGTTGCGTCTTTGGGTCAACCAAGGCAACCTTTACCATTTTTAAACCAACTACTGCCATGTATTAGTTTCTCCTTCTTAATTTAAAATCTTATGTTCGACAACATAAAAGACCCACGCCACTTGTAAAGTATCGGGGTCTACTGTATGCTCTCGAATGTCTGCAATCGACCAGTGATTGTCTCTAAAAAGCTTTAGTAAAGCAAATTCAAAGCTATCTAGGTCAAAGTCAATATCGAGCTTATAGAAGAGCTGTATTTCCACCTCTTTTTCAGCTCCGTGGAATGTGTCGTTCCCATCAAGGCCAAGGCGCATGTCAACGTCCGTGATGAGCGCGATTGTCTTATCGGTATTATCCTGCATCTCTTTTGGAATATTGCTAGCATAGATTAACTCTAGCTGTTCTAAACCGCAAGATTGCAAGATTTTCTTTGCGTCCATAACTGCGGACATTAACTAGCTCCTTTCTTCTTCATGAGGCGGTCATATTCCGCTTTTTCTGCCAAAAGAACAGCTTCTTGGGTTTCCGCCGAATTTTGAACATTGGTCACGAAGTGGTCAGCTTTGTACTTCTTTGTGCCATCGTTCAAACGTCTTGCGTTTGTGGCGTGGAAAGCATTCTCCCAGCCTACAGTTGACTTGCCATCTACGACGCCATCAACGTTTTTAGTCTGTAAAGTCAATCCATCCGCCATGTGCCCATAAACGGAGTCTTTATGTGATGAGTAGTGATGCTGTCTTGTTTCAGATTCCAGCCTTTTTTTAAATTCTTCTGCCCCTGCTTTGGTAATTTCAGCTTGTTCTTTCGGCGTAAGCTCTACCGTATTTTGCACGGTTTTAGCCCACTCTTCCAATGCGCTAGCGAAATCAGCCATAATCAGCCTACCTTCTTAGTTTTCCGCAAGGTGATATAGTCATACTTGTTCAATCCAAAGCTTTCGTCTGAACTGATTGACACAATGCTGTACTGTATACCGTCAATGGTCACTAGCAGGCTCTTTGTGAGCTTTTTATTGTGTCTGACTATAATTACCTTGGTGTCATCTAACTTCGCCTGTGTGGCTTGGTATTGCTGATTAAGCGTGCGAGTATGAGGCTTATAATGCAATTTAAAAAGCGACACGAATTTTGGAATAGATATACCCGTGTACTGATTTTCCACGGATTTTGTCGTCCCAAAATCTGCCACTTTATTAAATTCGGATGGTAAAAAGGTTTTAGCCATTTGCCTCCTCCTCTGCATACACTGCATATACGCCTCTTAACTGCCCCACAATGCTATTTGTGGTGGCGTCGATTGGATAAGTTGAGCTGTCGCCTGTGTCGACACGGTAGGTGTATAGTGTGCCCGTGCGAGCCATTACCGCCGTTTTAAAGAGCGGTGCGACATCGTCACGGTCAAAAAAGGCGTCGTCCGCCTCTGTGCTAATTGCTTTTTTAACAAAACTTGTCGCTGATGCAATATAGATGAGCAAGAGTTTTTCCCCCTCGTCATCGTCCAAATTGAGCATCACGCGCATATCTTCAACCGTGACCGTCATAGGCTTACACTCCAGTGCCAGTTGTCAAATTAGCTTTTTGGTCTGCGATAGTCTTAAATGACGCTGCCACAAACGCTTCTTGGTCTGTTGTTACAACATCGAAGCGGTCAATGACACGGATTTTAGTTTGGTCTAAGCTAAATGCGTCTCCAGCGACATTTGACGCTTCAATCGACATGTGTTCACGGTCAAACAACGTCACCGCTTGTTTCAAATCACCAAAATAAAGAGGGTGAGCGCCTGCGTTGTCAGCGAGCCAGCGGTCGGCAATTTCAATGACTTGTTTGCCCTCAAGTAAATAGCGTTCTGGTTGCGTTGGGTCGCGTTGTAGTAAATAGTCGCCCATTGCATTTTTAACTTTTGCAAGAGTGGCCAAGCCGCTTGTATTTGTCATAAAGAACGATGTAGAGCGAATTGCAGGGTCAACACCTTTCAATGCTAGGTCTTTGATGTCGTCAAATTTAGCAATAGTTGGTTTGCTTGGAAGTGCTGCGATTTTTTCCAAAATTGCCTTGTTACGAGTAACAACCACTTTTTTAGCAACCCATTGATTCAACCAAGCCAAGATGTTTTCGGCAGTATCTTTCAGCAGGCTGTTAGTTGCTGTTAGCATACCTGCATAGCGTTTGATAGCATACTTGATAAGAGCCAATTTAGGCGCGTCAATGTCTGCAATCGTTGTATCTTCACTTTCCAAGTTTGCAAGCGCAGTGATATCAGACCATTTTTCGTACACGCGAGAGCCTGATGTCGTCGAAACGGATTCCACGGTTACATATTCTTGCAATGAATTGTATTGACGAACCAAACCGCGAATAGCGGTTTGAATGTCTTTTGGAATTGTCAAACCTGCATTAGTACCGTCATCTTCTTTGGAACCAACCGCAGCATTTCGATAAGTACCACTCAAAAGATTCTTAAAGTCTTTGATGAAGACATTCTTTGCTGTTTCTTCTTTATCAGTTAAAGGTTCTACGTCTTCGTCTTTCATATTGATAACAGCTTGCGCTTGCGCTTCTACAAGTTGGTCTTTCAACGCGTCACGGCGCACCTTGGCGTCATCACGTTGCGCTTTGAGTTCTGCGAAAGCTTCTGCAGAAAACTTGTCATCTGCCAGGGCTGTGTTGATTTGTTGGTTCAGGTCTTCTACTTTGTGGCCTGCTTCAATCCATAGAGCGTTAAGCTCGTTTACTGATTTTATCATTTAATCATCTCCTTTTAGTTTTTGTCTAGCAAAATAGCCAGCTTCTGTTCTCGCAATGAGTTGGAAGGCTGGCTATTTGGTTTGTTCTCCAGTTTGTCAATGGCTGCCTGCTTTTCTTTCAGGCGCATATTAAAGAACTGGTTGAGTTTTTCTTTCGATGGCATTGTGTGTAGCGAATTTGTAAAGACTGGATCGTCTTCGTTAACAAACATGATTTCATCCGCAAAGCCTTTATCAACTGCTGTCTGGGCGTTCATCCACGTTTCGTCCTGCATAAGTTTTAAAACATCCGTGTCTTTCATGCCTGTTTTAAGAACATAAGCGTTGACAATTGAACTATCAATGCTATCTAGCGTGTCCGCATTCTTGCGCATGCTGTCAGCATTGCCAATATTGCCATTAGACGCCTTATGTATCATGATTTGAGCCGTTGGACTAATCCGTACAGTATCTCCAGCCATGGCTATCACGGAAGCTGCACTAGCTGCCAAGCCTTGGACGTTAGCTGTAATTTGCTTTCCAGAGGCTCGCAAAAGCGTGTAGATTTCGCTTGCTGCAAAGACATCACCGCCATTTGATGCAATGTCTAGCGTGATTTTGTCGTCTTCGTCGTTTTCAATCGCCAGTTGAACAGCCTTTGGCGACACCGAGTCAATGCCCCAGTAACCATACCATTCAGCAGTCATATCATCAACGACGTCGCCTTTAATATCAATCTTTCCCATTTCCCTCACCTCCTTTCAATGTTCGAACAACATTATTAGGATTACTTGGCTCTGGTAGCTCTTGCGGTAAAATTTCAGCTTGTTGTAACATGTACAAACCTTGATTTTGTGCAATAACGCCACTCTTCGCCAAATTTACAACCCTAGAAATGTACCCCGTACCGAGTGGATCAATGGCTGGAAACAGGTCTGTGTCAATATCTGTGCTTAGCTTATTGACTAACTCGCTGACTACAGGACGTAGATAGCGACTGACCACCTTGCCATACTGACCACTAATCATGTCTAAACTTGATTGTTGGTCGCCTTGTCCACCCAAATAACTATCAGGGAGACCGTAGACTTTAGCAAACTGTTTGGTTGTCCAGTCTGTCTGACTAAGCAGACTAGCCACGTTTGACTTGATTTCAAGCGGTTGGAAATCCTCTAGGTCATCTAGCACCAACGGTCCGCCCGTCATTTGACGTTGCGCCTGTCTTGACCGTGCCATTTTAGTCTTAAAGTCCAACAAACCACCATTTTTAATTTTCAAGACACCATTAGCGTTCAAAGAGTTTTTCAAAGCATTCAGGGTCAGCTTGTCGCTAGCCTTTTGGATTTCAAACTCTCGACCCAACGCCATAAGTGGGCTGACTCCAGACTTGCCACCATCTACGGACAAGAGCCTAAAATGTAAGATGTCACCTTGTGGAACATGCAATTTAGGAGCATTCCTAGGGTCTTCAAAGGTCACGTTATAATATAGGCCATCTTTGGTATCTAAGGCGTTATAGCTGATTTGGGACGGTCTCACAAACTCCCACTTGACGTCTGCGCCATTTTCATTGCGCCAGCGATAAGCAAACGCCTCACCGCCTAGCAAAAGTTGTGCGTAGACAGACTGCCAGAAGCCATGCCTGTTAGCATTGTTTGTTGGATTATCCAAAATGCCTTGGTTCTTTTTGCGTGACGCTGTGAGCTTGACCGTCGCTAGGTCGGACGATAGCTGATTGATAATGCTAAACAAGTCCGAATTACGCAGAGCTGTCTTAGCAGACACCCACTCGTTTCCAGCCAGGTTCGCTTTTAAAAACTCATAGTCATCTACGCTAAAAAAACCATTCGGGTCACCTCTTGGTGGGCTTTCCGTTGCTTGATTTAAAAAATTAAATATCGGCAATTAGTTTCACCTCCTTTCTAGCCTATTCTTTAGGCTTAGAAATCATTTCGGACACCAAACCAGCTAAAATAAAGGTCACGGTCATGCTGATTCCGAAAGCAATCTCATTAATGCGATATGTTGTCACGTTTGCAGTAATAGACGCCAAAATAAAGCAGATCAGGTCGAAAATAGACCAAACTGCACTAAAAAAAGACTTGAAAATATTCAAATCTGTACCTCCTTATTCAAAATCATCACCCAGCAAGCCACTATCTGGGTTGTTAAACCAATCAAGCACCGCTTGCTGTGACATATGTTGCACCATGTACGAGTTGTTTTGAGCTAGTCCATAGTCCTCAAAATGAAACATGGCTTGGTAAAGTGCATCTATCAGAGCGTCCACAACGTCAATCTTCAGTGTAGACATCTTTTTATCTACCTGGATACCAATGTTATCCTCCTTGATAACCGCATTAACCAGCGCTTTCTCCATGATTTCATCGTCCAAGCGTGTACAGTTCCCCTCAATAAAGAGTGTCTGCAAGAATTTGGTTGGGTCTTTCAGCTCGCTTGTGCGCTGTCTGATAGCCATTAATGGATAGCTGGTGTTAAGTTCCAAAGCTTTAATAACTTTAGAGACACCCATGCTATCATAGCCAAAGAAAAGCACTTGCAATTCGTTATCTTCCACATACTCGCACAACCACTGGTAAACCTCATCATCATTGATAAGCCCCTGTGGATGGCTTGTGATAGTGCAGAATCCTTTATCTGCCAAGTCTCGGTAGTTGATACCGTCCATCTTCTCTTTAGCTTCAATTGACCCTGCTTGTTGCCACGGAATAAAGCTGTGTTGCTCCAAATGGTACTTGGGATTGCCATCTTCATCCTGATATGGATAGACAAAGCCGAAAGCCGTGTTATCCGAAAACATAGAGTAGTCAACACCTATATAGACTTGCCTGCCTTTGATGTCAAAATCAGGGATGACCGAGCGCTCGATGTCTTCCAGCTTCAAGAAGCTATTTTCATCCTGCTCGCCCCATAAATTCATGTTTTTAATCAAAAAATCGTTTAAATTTCCAGATAAAAGGTCGGCATCTCGCTTGTCCATAAGCCCTTTCAAAAGCGTGTCATGCTCACTTTCAAGGTCTAGTAAGGGATTTGACTTGCTCCATGTTTCGGGCTTGTAAACCTCGTCTGGGCTATCCTGCGACCAAACAAGACAAAGCTGGGTGTCGCCCGACCTGTCATCACGTTCCATAATCCCCTGCATGATCCGTTCATCTTTTCTTAAAGGTGAAGTCGGGTTAGGGTAAGCGGTGGAAATTTGGATGAATTGACGGTTCGGGATTTTAACCTGCCCTGAAACGATTTTAGAAATGCTCGTGCGGTCTTTCAAGTCACCCGATTCATCCATAATTGCATTAGTGAAGTGGAATCCGTCATAGTTACCGCTTTCGCTCGAAATTGCCCTTAAAACGTTGTTATTTGCTCTCATAATGACTTGTTCTGACTGGATAGACAAGTCCAATTCCTCAGCTAGAGACTTAAAAGGTTCTTTAGTGATTATCTGTTTAAGCATATTCTTAATATATCCCATGAGCTTCATGGTCTGTTTAAAGTTGATTGAACTTACTAGATAATCTTGGTTAGACAGTCCGAGGCTTTCAAAGAGATAAGAGAAGCACATAGAAATAGCTTGTATGTATGTTTTCCCTTGACTACGACCGACAGATACAATGACCTGTGAGAAGCGTTTGCCACCCGTTTCATTGCGCCAGCCAAAAGATTGACTAAGTAAAAATTCTTGCCAACCCATAAGCGCTGTAGGCTCACCAGTATCCACGTTAGGACAGACTTTGGCAAACTTCAGCACCTTGCCAGCTTCCGCTAAGTCGTAAGTGTAAGAGAAATCAGGTTCACCTTGATGTCTTAAGTCCCGTAAGTGTCGCAAGCAAGCAAGTTGCATCATGTAACCAGCCTGTTTCTTACCATCCAAAACGTCAAAAGCGTATTGAGTGCCTGGGTCTGCGTATTCGTTACGAATATCAAAAAAGTTATACGTTACATAAGAACCAACAATATCGTGAGTTTTTGCTAAATCTATCTCGTTCACCTCCTTCTATCGCAAGATAAAAGCTTGGATTTTAAATCCAAGCTTAACTATTTAAAAATTCCTGCATCATTTCAGCAGTTGACTTCTCGGGTTTGCTACTATCAGCAATCGTCAGCAACTCCGCCCTACCTTTCGGCGTAAGACCTAGCTGCATAGCTATCTGATTCAGCGTAGTTGTTGCATCTTTCATCGTGGCAACCGCTGGGTTCTTTTTAAAGCCAAGCGACATTTCATCTAGAATCTCACCACTTCCCTGCGCCTGTACAGGCTTTTTGATTTCCTGCTGGATGCCGTTTAGTTTGATGTCTTCGTAAGCCAGCTTGTAGATTTCGTAGTTAGTGCAATAAGATTCCACCAAGAATGTATCTATGCGCTCGACCTTGCCTGTTCCTTCTAAAAACGGAACGATTTTGCGCCAGATTTCTCTTGCAACTGCCCCTAGATAGTTCGGCGGGTCACTCGGTAAACGCCCTTTATTTTGCTTATAAAATGGATTTTTAACCAAGTGTACCTCACCTCCTTCTAGTTCATTTAGACACCCTTTAAAAATCTGAAAAATTGGTGTACGACACAAGCGAACACCTTTGTGTGGCTCTTCCTCGGCTCATATAGGGGCGGGGGTGCGTTTTAAATTTATTTTTGGCAATTATACCTCTGCCAATTTAAATCGCTCTACGGACTTCTTAGAGGGCTTCTCGTGCGTGTTTGATTTTTAGCGCCCATTCTTTAACGGTGAACCTTAGTTGCAGATTATGCAGCGTGTTGCCTTGCCCCGTGCCATAGATTTGCTGTTCCAGCGCCCTTTTGGCATTATCGCAAGACCTGCAGGCTGTCGCAACGTTTGCTGGATCTGTCCTTAGTTCAGGCGCTACCTCAACGGGTGTGACGTGGTCACCTATCTTACTGTTTGGTGTTACCATTCCTAAAGCTAAACAGTATTGACATAGATAGTGGTCACGTTCTAACACTAGCTTCCTTAAGCTCGACCAAGTCTTGCTTCGATAAAAATTATATTGCTCTCGCTTATCTTCTGACCTGTTGCGCGTGTACTTGTTGTACTTCGTCCGTGAGTATACCTCACGCTTAGGTACTTGGTCTGCGTGTTCCTTGCAGTAGTAACCATCGCTTATATCAACAAAGGTTCTGCAACCTGCGCACTTGCACCGTCTAACTCTAGCTATGCTTCTCACCTCCAAATCTAAATTAAAAAGCCACACTAATGTGTGACCGTAATAGGAAAAGTAGGACTCGAACCTACGCATACAGATTAAAAGTCTGTCGCTCTACCACCTAAGCTATATTCCTACCGCTTATTCAAAAGGTTGCACAAACAAGCATGGTACACTCAACCTGGATTGTGTATCGTTTTTTAGGCATCCGTCACAAGATGTTTACCTTTCCCATTTATTTTTCAATGACAGCCACTGTGACTCAGCTCATTGCAGGACCCTCAATTCTTTACGTTACTAATATACCACGATTGAAGTCTAGTGATTTCTTAGTTTGTCTTAGAACGTCTTGACTTTTCTAAGAATTTCTAAATTAGTCTTGCGCCTTTCTGACAAACGTCGCTTAATATTATCAAACATCCAATTTCCTCTCTGCTCGCCTTAACAGTACATAGTAAGTTGCTTTGCTTATCTCTAGCCTATCCATTATCTGCCATATTGACAGCTTATCGATATAGACCATTGTCAGCAGATCTCTGGCTTGATAGTCGTCTACTTGATAGATTAGATTATAAAACTCTCTGCGCTTTTGTATCGCTTGTTTACAAAGCTTTTTCACCTCTTCTTCCTCATCAATCAGCTCTACATAGATGTCATCCTGCTTACGCTTCATACCACCAGAAATCTTGTCTGCTTGTGGTAAAGCAGCGGTTACCTTAGTGGCACTTTCTTCCAGTTTTTGGATGCGTTCAAGCTGGCTATCTATGTATCTATCCAATGCTTTTAACTCTTTAAGTCGCTGGCTAGTTTTCATTGCAGACCTCTTTTTGCTATAATATAGTTATGTTGAGTTAACAAAGAGTCGCACTAGTCTGCGACTTTTTTCTTTTCACCTACACACCGAGCGCATAAGCTCGATATAGATAACGTTTAACGCTTGGCTTGTCACGTCCAAGTTTTCCACTTCGATATTTCTTGACAATACGGTCAACTTCACTATCTAGACTCTCTGGCCACTCGTAGTGATTGAATACATACTTAGCTATCTCACCTAATAGTTCCCTAGATAGCAACCCTTCTAACTGAGTCACCTTACGAGGCGTTAGATTAACATGCTCTACATAGAGTGCATTGATAGCACTGTAGATGTTCTTAGCTCCCTTCTTTGTACACCCCTTAATTTCCATGATATGTGACACGATACTGTTTGGATAAGTAGCTCTTAACGCTTCTACTTCCTTGCGATAATGTTGAAACAGTTCCTCGGTGAGCCCTGCATTGGTCTTATCGACTTCTTGGCGACCTGTGCAATACTTTCCAGAATAATGTTCTGCCAGATAAGCGTGCAAGTCGTCGAATAGATTGTCTGAGATGAACTCTCGCATATCGTTTAAAGTTGCGGGCGACAGTCTCGAACGCTCTTTAACCACGTTGTCGAACCTCTGGAAATATTTCCTAGCTTGATGACGGTCACACTCTTTAACCTCTTGGATGTGTTTGGTGAGTGTTCTATTATGCTCCGATTTCAGCCCGTTAAATTCGTCCACTAGCCGTTGAAACAGCTCTTTGGGCAGTCCAGCGTTTGGGTAATTACTGGGCATTAGTCTACCTCTCTATCACTTTACGATCCGTTACATATCCCTCTAACGAGATTTCTGTAAGTTCTCCAAAACTCCACTCATATCGGCTGTGTTTGACCATAACTGTCGACAGTATCCGTCTGCACAGCGGGTCCATCCCGCAGACAATAGCCATATCTTTTCTGAAACGACCACGTTCAAAAACCACATCATAGAGTTTTGAGACATTTTTCATTACTGCTTTTTTTTGCTGCCGCTTATTCATTGCCCCACCTCCAATAGTTCTGGATTCTCGTAGATATTCCCTGCAATTTCGCAGTCGGTATGGCGTAGCCACAATTCACATCCGTGTTGCTTGGATTCAAGGCGATATGCTCCGCCTCGATGTCTTACAACTTCGTAATAGGTTGGCTCAGAATAGATATTCTTAGCCACTTTGACTACATCCCCTTCAAAAATTTCCTTGCCATTTTTGTCAGTCAGTCCTGTAGATTGCATGAGTTTGATGTCGTCAAAACCGTAGGTATATATATCCCTTTCATTCGGCAATCCATCTTCAAAATAAATTTTTTGTGTGACTATTTCTTCATTCTCGTAATCAATAGCAAGAATATCTTCTGAAAGAATCAAACGTTTTTCTTGCTTTGAGCACACTCTAAATCTAGGTATCATTGCCCTCTCCCTTTCAAATAGCTAGGAATATCATCCCCAACGTTCACGCTGTCATATTGCTCCTTGCTTACCAGGAATTTCCCGTACGCCCCACAATCGAGCGTGTATAGGTTTTTAATTTTCGATTTTCCAGTAACCTTTCCGTGTAATTCAACGGCATTATCAGCCTTGTGGATAAGTACCATCTCAATAGGTCGGTTGACTACCCAGACCACTGTACCGATGTTAATCGCCAGCGATAGCACTAGCAGAATCGTCGCTACTGCTAGCTGATTTTCTCGTTTAGAGTTTAACAAAGTTGTCATCAATCATTACTCCTTGTCTATCTTTAATGTCGTTATAAGCGATTGTTAGGCACTCCTCTACGTCGTAGCCAAGTTGCAAGCATAAAACTACTAGCGTCACGATAGAATCGCCTATAGCGTCTTTTAACGACCATTCTGGGTCAGCGAAATCGTGAGGTTTTAGAAACACGTCTCTAATCTCGCCCACTTCTTCCGTAACTTTCATCCATTCGATTTTAGGATTCCCCTTGTCCAGTCCATGACTAATAGCCCACTCGTTGATTTTATTAATTAGGTTATTCATCCGTTACCTCCTTGGTCGCTATCGCATCTGCTATTGACATGATCGATTTCTTGACATGTAGAGGGTTCTTGAATACTGGCTTTTCCATAAATTCTGTGACCGGGATATCGTTAAGGTAAATTAATGAACCAAGAATGCCAATTTGTTGGACATAGTCAATTTTTTCAGCGTTAATCAACATCTTCGCCTGCTCTTTCCCTCTGTCAAGAGGGATAACTTCAATAAACTTTGCCATCCTCCACCTCTTTCACTTCAACGCCTGGGCAATCAAACACCCACCCGAAACCGTTCGCTTCTAGCTCTTTGCGGGTGTGGGCTACTCTTACCTCCTCCGTCCTGCCATCGTCGTCAAGAAACCAAAAGTCCCAATCTGTATTGTAATTCAAAAAGGTGTCATTATCGTCAAACCCTTTGATTTCAACCGTATACCTAGGCTCCTTCTCGACCTCATAACCAAACTGGTGCATGTTGACGAGGATTTTGATTGCTTCATTTTTTGAATTATCAAACCATTTATAGAAATCTGAAGTTCTTTCTTCATCTTCCCAACACCTAATCAAATAGTATATATCACTCTCTAAATTATATTTGTGTTTCTCATACCAATCCGCCACACACTGTTTCACCACTGGTTTTTCGAACAACGAATCGTATAAGTCCTCAGCATGGGCCATTGAAAGGTGCCCTACTGTTGCCAATTTCTGTACTGCTTCATCTCTTTTCATCATCGTTAGTTCTCCTTGTAAATAATCAGTGCTGATATATCATACGTTCTGCAAAAGCCATGCTCATAGATTGCTACCGCCACGTTAGATTGATATTTAATATCAATCATTTCTATATTTGGGTTTTTGGCAAGAAAATTATTGATTAATTTATCAATTCCTAGATGGTTAAGAGTGTCAGTTTCCTCACGTAAATACTTCGTTCTAATCATCAATTTCCACCATTTCAACCTTATATTTTCGTGCGTTGCGATATTTCAATCCCAATCTGTGCATTTCGTTGATAGCGTCATCCTTATTCGTGAAAACACGCTCACTGTCTTCCATGCTGTCGTAGTAAGCTATAACTTTATATTTCATGCTTCTACTTCCTCCTCGTAATAATCAATCTTTGCAACTGAAGATATTTTATATTGCCTTGCTCAAGCCATTTCAGCATGTCTCTGTGTTTTGAACCTCCCTGGCCTTCTCATCTAGAAAATCCCAGATAATATGAAATTGATTTTTAACCAAAATGTCGTTGTTATATTTTTCGCAAACCTTATCGATAGATACAACTACCCAATTCCAGTATGCAGGGGTATTAAAACCAACCAATTGCATCATGCGATTACTTTCCCTCATCCAGTCTGGGACTTCTTTTTCAAAAAACTCGATATAGTTCATAGTTGTTCCACCTTTACATAGATGCCCACAGTATTCGACCAAAACTTCTCAGCAATCTCACTAGCCACTTGTGCATCATCATGCCAATAGCCGAGATCCGTCATGCAGTCCTTGAGTAATTTTTGCAAATTATCCGTATCTGGTTTAGTAGTCTTGTACTGGCCATGAGTCGCTTTTTTGATTTTAGGAAATAGCCATTTCACTGTGAGGCGTATAGGTCCTTCGATTTTTTCGTTTGGGGCATACGGAGCAAGCAGGGTTGAAAATAAGTCTCTAGCTTCTTTCAACTTTTGAGGCTCATAGAATTTTGGTTTACCATTCACCACAGCGACTTTTTTCTGTTGGTGTGTCGTAGTTGGAATTTTTTTCATCGACAAGAAAAACTCAATCACCATATTCAACCTCTCTCATTTTTCTAATTTTCACTTCACCACTCACTTTCTTTTTTCGCGCCTAAGTTCAGAGTGAAGGACAGGGTTACAGGGTTACATGGGGGAGTCTTAAGACCCCCATGTTCCTGTACCTGTTCTTCTGAACTCTCAGGGACATTTCCCAAATTCTATCTATGAATATAGATAGAATTATGTCCCTGGTTTTGTCCCTAGATTTTCGGGTTTGTCCCTATAGTCTATAAACCGCATGGTTGAGCGATTTCTCAGGGACATTTTCGGGTTTGTCCATGTCCCCAGAGAGTTCTTAGGGACACAAGGACATTCTCGGGTTTGTCCATGACTTTTGAGGGACATTCCCGAAGTTGTCCCTCGGGTTTGACCCTCGGGTTTGTCCTTGTCCCTATTTTGTCCCTGACTCTTCTCTCGGTGAAATTTGGTTATTTTTAACTTCAAAATCACCGTTATTTTTTACCCATCTTCTGATAGTTTTTTCGCTAACCGGTTTATCTTCTGTTGAAAAATATTCCACCACTTCACTTAATTCGACTGGGTTGATCCCATCAAATAATACCTGCATGGAGGTCTTAAATCTTTCATCAGCAGATTTCTTTTTCTTCTCGTTAGCTTTCTTGCTGTCTAAATTCTTCTTCCAACTTGGCGTAGAGTCCTCTAATTGAATATCAGCTAGCACGCCAGTAGTATCCACTTCATGGACTGGATAGCTGAACCACATATTAACAGGGGCAAATTTGGCGAACTCACGAAGGGTCCCTTCAACTCGCCAAGCAGTTGCAATCTCAATACTATGGGTCGTCGTCTTGACCTCGTCAAGGTAAGGCTTGCGTTTCATAACATCAGGAATTGCTTTGTCAAAATGTTGTTGCATTTGATAGCGACTTTCCAGATCGTCAAGACTGACATTCTGTTGGTAATAATCGTTAGCCTGTTCTTGCAAGGCTCTTTGGTAAATCTTAGCCGTTGCTTTTTCAGTCCGAGCTTTAACGAGGTCTTCGTTAAGTTCTAACTCTACTAAGTCAACCAGAGCATCAGGGTCTCTGGCAAATACTCCAGAACCGCTAGCACGGTCCATGGATTTTTTACCACCTTGGCTCCCTTTAGAATGGTGATGACAGTAGATTACAGCACACCCTAGCTCAGTAGCCACTTTATCGAATTGATTAGTGAAGTGTGCCATTTGGTCTGCTGAGTTCTCGTCACCCGTCAGGACCTTATAGATAGGGTCGATAATCACGGCTTGGTAATTCTTTTTCAGCGACCGCCTAATGAGTTTCGGGGCCAGCTTATCCATTGGCACAGTCTTCCCACGGAGATTCCAGATATCGATATTACCAACGCTTGCTGGAGGTAAATTCATAGCATCGTATACATCTTTAAATCGGTGAAGGGCTGACGGCCTATCCAGCTCTAAGTTGACGTAGAGGACTTTACCTTGTTCGCACTGCCAACCGAGCCACTTGTGCCCCTCTGCAATAGCGATTGATAACTCGATGAGAGCAAACGACTTACCAGCTTTGGACGGCCCTGCAATTAGCATCTTGTGACCTTGACGCAACACACCGTGGATAAGCTCTGGTGCTAAATCTGGAAGGTGGTCCCACTCGTCGGCTAGCGTTTCAGGATCAGGAAGGTCGTCGTTTAAATCTTCAACCCATTGATACCATTCTTCGTAGTTAGATTTTCCAAGATTTGTATCAATCAAGAACTGCTTATGTCCACTTCGGATTACTCCGGGCATACGAGAGAGTCGGCTTGGATTACGGTTTTGGGTGTCAATATCAAGCCCGTTTTTTTTACAAATCTGATAAATGTAATCGACACGTTTTCGATATTCTTGGTAGTCTCTAGCATCCACTCGTACCACTGCGTGTAGCGACTTGTGTCCAGAGTGCACAAGTGTCGCAATAGGTAGCTCTAACTCTTTAAATAGAGCGTATTGTTTCCCAAGCTCCATGCTGTCTGATTCTACTAAAGCGTATCTGAAATCAGTGACATTATCGTTCTTGACGCCCTTTCCGTCCAATGGGTTGAAGCGAATCCAAGCACCAGCTTCTTCCTTGTAGTCTCCGAAGACTGCGCCAATATCATCACCATTACTCTGAAGTTCTTTGATAAGCTCTCCGGCAGTCCTGTCGTAATTGCCTTGAGTTGGCTTATATATTGGTCCATTCTCTGTTTCAATTGGATAAGTAGATGTGACATAACCAACAAGGTCGGTCATTTCAAACAGCGTTTCGATGTATTTGACAAGATCTTGGACTGGATGCCAATTTAACGGCTCACGGATTTCTTTTGACTCTACCCAATTTTTATCAACGATTTGATAATCACGATCAATGGTTGAATCCCAGCCAAGCTCATAGCTTTCGCCTGACTTGTTCATTGGCTCCCAACCGTTGTCTTTAGCTATCTGAGTGATAGTAGCTCCAGTCACAGCATCAGAGCCATTATTGTGAAAAGTATCCCATTTACTGAAACACTCACCTTTCTTGTAACGACTATCCGATTGAGACCAAGCGTCCCAATCCATTGCCGTGTATCCCTCCTGTTTTAGGGCCATTCCTACGTTCACCCACTCTTGATAAGACAATGTAGAAGGGTCAATATAATCTAAGAGTGGGATTAAATCAAAAGTACCTTCTGACATTTAATCTCCTTTATTCCGGCTGGTATGTAGCTGGAATGATTCCTTTTGGCATTCTCCAACCGCTCGCAGCAATTCGATTAATCAAATTGCTGGCATCTTCAAATTTCCACATTCCGACATTTCGGAAGCCACGACCTTCAAGCAATCGTATCTGTTTAGGTGTGGTCAATCCACTGTCTTTGCGTTTGTTTAAGCGGTCTAGTAGTTTGCCGGCTTTTCCAGCATTGCCGATTTCTTCAGTATAAATACCGAATTTCTCGAGTGCTTTAAGCTGTTTTTCTGAAGGCGGAGCCATTTCCCAACCGAATGATGGAACGTAGTCAGCAAGATCCTCTGCTTGGATGGACATTTCAAATTGAAGTGGGTCCACTAACTTACGCTTCTTACGGCGCTGTTCAGCCAACTGCTTTGCAAGTGCTTCTTCACGTTCAGCAACGACATCCTTGCTAGCTTGTTCTTCAGCTTCTAACAGACTGAACTCAACTTCTGTATCTTCAGCCATATTTTCAGTCATCTTTTTGGCAACTTCTGGACTGCTAGCGATTAGGTGCGCTGGCCTACAAAGTTCATGACGTTCAGTGTGCCATAGGAAATCGAGTAGTAATAGATTCTCCTTCCCTGGAGCGAGACGTGTTCCACGACCCACCATTTGGCTATACAGAGCACGGACTTTTGTCGGCCTTAACACAACCACGCAGTCTACTGTTGGGCAATCCCACCCCTCAGTTAACAGCATTGAGTTGCACAACACGTTATATTTATCCTTGTCGAAATCCTCTAAAATCTCTGCACGGTCTTTGGACTCTCCATTAACCTCAGCCGCCTTAAATCCTTTGGCGTTAAGGATATCACGGAATTTCTGCGATGTTTTAACTAGTGGCAAGAAAACAACTGTTTTTCTGTCTTTGCACTGCTTAACCATCTCGTCTGCAATCTGTTCGAGATAAGGGTCTAGGGCTGTTCCGATTTCACTGGCTTTGAAATCACCACCTTGTTGACTGACTGTTGACAAGTCAAGTTCAAGAGGGATTGTAATAGCTGTGATTTTTGATAAGTACCCTGATTTAATCGCATCAACTAATGGATACTCATAGGCTAAACTGTCGAAATAACTACCTAGATTTCGCATATCGCCACGGTCTGGCGTGGCTGTGACACCTAAGATGTTAGCTTCCCCGAAGTGCTCCAGCACACGCTGATAGCCGTCTGATATAGCGTGGTGAGCTTCGTCGATGACAATAGTGTCGAAGTAATTAGGTGGGAACTGACTGAGTCGTTTCTCACGCTGCATGGTCTGTACTGAACCAACGACAACACGAAACCATGAGCCAATTGAAGTATTTTCAGCTTTCTCCAGTGCCGTTCCTAGCCCTGTAGCCGTCATTAATTTATCACTGGCTTGCTCCAAAAGTTCTGAACGATGAGCGAGAACAAGAACACGTTCTCCCATCTTGACACGGTCTTCTATAATTTTTGAAAAGACGATGGTCTTGCCACAGCCAGTGGGTAGGACAAGTAGCGTGCGCTTTCTGCCCTCCTTCCACTCTTGCTGTACCTTAGCCCTTGCCTCTTCTTGGTAAGGTCTAAGTTGCATTAGAATCCTCCGAATCCACCACCATTAGGTGCTTGTTGAGGTTGTTGAGGCTGTTGATATCCTTGGTTTTGTTGAGGTGCCGCTTGGTAGTTAGGCGCTTGCTGTTGAGGAGCTTGTTGTCCACCACCTTGTGAAACATTGGCATTTAATACTTTTGTCCAATCAACACTGTCGGCGTAGATCATTTGTTTAACGTCGTTATACACAGTGTCATTGTATGTGCGATTTCCGACACGGCACACCCCTGTTGAACCTACAACGGTATTCCAATTCATTTGAAGTGGTTCTCCGTGTTTCTTTTGCCCGATAGCGCCAAAGAACGCTGAGAGCATTCCTTCAGTAGAAGAGTGCAAGAATAGATTGTGTGTCATTGTTGCAAGACCTTCTTCAGTCTCAACTTGGATTGTGATGATCGCTTTGTTACACGCTGGCAGTTTCCCAGGTTTTTGTGGGTTTGGAGTGTAGCGCCCGCGCTCAAAGTTTGTAACAGTAAAGACATAATCACCAGGAGTTAGCGTGATAAACTCCTTAGCATCTTCTTGAATAGTGTCGTCCCAGCCAAATTCACGTTGAAAATTATTGTTAAGTGTAGTCATTGTTTATATTCCTTCCTTATTAAGCCAAAATAGTGATATTGTCTTGATCTTCGAGCCCTGCTTTGAGGTAGTCAGCGATGTTTTTAATAGCTTCCAGTTTCCATTTGCCACCGTCTGCTTCAAAAAGTGCAAGTTCAGCATCTTTGTTGATGCGAAGTACAAACTGACTAGATGGCTGTTCGACTTCTGTAAAAGTACGATATGGACGTAATGTAACTGGGTTTGGTGCAGTTGCTTTCGCAAAACTAGCTACCCCTGATTTCACAGTAGTGGTCTGGTTGATACCGTTATCCACAATGTCAGCACCGTTTTCGACTTTTAGAGCACTTGCAAATTCGAGTACAACTTGACGATCATCCTCGTCAATAAAGGCAGACTGCAGCATAATATTGAACTGCTCTTGGTTATTCCACTGGTTCAATCGAATACCTGGAGTGTATGCTGCTACGGAGACGAGTTGAGGACGTCTGCCGTATTCCCAATCAACCTGATCATAAACTATGACATCTTTAGGGGACTCTACCACAATGATTTTTTTAGAGGCACTGATAGCGTCATTGTCTGACTTGAGATAATCAATAAGACTGTCAAGAGTACGCAATTGAAGTGTTGGTGCAAATTTCCGAGGGTTAACTTCCAGGAGGTTAAATTGATTTGCATTATAGTACTGCTTGTCACCAACTTGAATGGTTTTGCCACCACGTTCAGCGAGTTCTACACTGTATTCGAGAGCTTCTTTGATGTTTTCTGCCATGCTTAATTACCTGCTTTCTTTTGTTTGTTAAAGTCAATAACATCGTTGTTGATACCTTTGTCGATGTCTTCAATTGGCTCACCAACGTCTGTACGAAGGATCGCTTTGTCGTCAAAGTATGTCTGACCAGGCATGTTGCTCTTAAGTTCGTTTGCATAGACTTGACTACCTTCTTGCCCAACGAGGACGGTGGTAGCAACAGCTTTTTGAGGTGCAAGAGTTGACTTAACTTCCATTGCGGTAGCTACTGTTTGACGTGTATCGTCTGGCTTCATTGTCAAAGTGATAGCAAGTTTACGAGCTGTCTTAGTCTCGGTATTTGGATCTAAGATGTTAGCGATGACTCTTTCAAGTTCTTTATCGACTTTCTCTTGAAGACCACCATCACCGATTTGTGATAGGTCTAATTTGATAGTTTTATCTGACATGATTTCCTCCTAAAATTCTGATCCACGGATTTCTTTGACCATTTCAAAGACACGGTCCCAAGTAGCTACTAGAGCCCCGTCGATGAATGATTTGTCGTACATTGATATAGGTGTTTCAATAGGGTAGTAGCCTTTAGAGGCCACAGCCTGTTGAAGTTCTTGTTCAGTGACCTGATTGGCAATCATCAAATCACGCAGCGCTGGGTCAATGAATGGTGCTGGTTCTTGGTACTCGCCACGCTCGACCGGTGCAGGATTTTCTGCCACTGGTGTTTCAGCTGGCACCACTTCTTGTTGTGGTACTGGTTCCGGTGCTGGCGGTTCCATTTCTGGCTGTGCGGTAGGTGGTACTGGTTCAGCTTGTACCTGTTGAACATTAAAGATGTGAGCAATGCCCGCATAATCTAGTGGCAACTTGTTTGGTAAGTTGTGACGGTTCTTTGCATCCCAAGCTGGATGGTGCTGTGTATACATGACACGCTGTCCACCTTGTGCTTTCGATTTTTTAGACTTCTCATCAGTCATGACGATTGTTTCGTAGTTACAGAATAGGACCATGTCAGCCCACTCTTTAACCAACGGTGCTGTCTGTGAGCTTGTTTTCTTTCCAAGCTTGAGCTCGTAACGGTCATAGCTACCCATTTCATCCGGTTGAGTGAAGTTCTTAATCTGAGCGTGTGCAGTCAGGACAACATTAATTCCTAAATCAATCAATTCGCTTAGACTATTTAGGAAACGACCGATTTCTTCACGGACGTAGGTATATCCATTGCCCCAACCAAAATCTTCGATTCCTTTCTTGCCATGCTGAGCGCAAACAGATTCAACTGCTAACGACTCGGCCCAATCGATTGTATCGATTACCAAAGTCTTGCACGAGTCGGGATTTGCTTTGATGAAAGCAATCTCATTCATCAACATAGTCCAACTTGACGGTTTGTCCAATCGTGCAACATCCATATTGTCTGTCGACCCTTCCGTGTCGATGAAGACAGGGTCAGGAAATTGCGCTGCAAAGCTAGACTTCCCGATACCTTCAGGGCCGTAGATAACAACCTTTTGAGCTCTAGCCTTAATTCCTCTTGTGATTTGCATTAAAATCCTCCTTGCCATGTTGGCGTTATTGATGGTTCAGATTGAGTATCAACTGTTGGCTGATGTGTCTTATTATCGAGACTATAGCCGTCTTCGATGATAATTGAGCATTCATCGCCAGTCGATACTCTCGTTGCAATAGCTTGGAGACCTTCATCCTCAAGCCATTTTCCAAATTGGTCCAATGTGATTTGGTCCATTTGTTCGAGCTTGTCGATTAAAACAAAGCCACAATCTGGTTTTAGTTTTCGGACAATTGCGGTCGCTACCATAAGTTGCTGAGAACCTGACATGTTATCCCACTCTTGACCGAGATAAAGAAGTTTTCCATCATTGACAGATAGACCTTCGAGTGGTAAGTCAGCATTGGTTAACAAGTCACGTTTACTTTTACGAACATCTTCGATTTGAACAGACAACTTGTTATACTGCTCACGTTGAGCCTTGGCATCCTCTTCCGCTTTATCCTTATCCAAGTTAGCACGGACTTTAAGGTTAATCTGTTCGATGTTAGCAATATTGCTTTCGATTTCCTCAGTGGATTCATCTACCAATTCGGTCGCATCTTTATGAGCGATAGCCAAATCAGTAGCGAGCTTTTGTAAAACTTCCTGAGCCTCTACCAATTGCTGTGACAGACGGTTGACTTCTGCCGTCTTGGCATCATATTGCGCTTGGATTTGACTAGCGTTTTGGCGTTTGCGAGCATTTTCCCCATTCCTAGCTAAGACTTCTTGTTGTTCAGCAATCAAGTCAGCGATAGAAATAAGATCTTTTGGCGCATCTGGATAATAGGTCTGTTCTTTTGCAAACTTCTCTTTTTGGTCAGCGATAACACCGATAGCATGACGTTGGTCATATAACTGCTTCTCTTTGATTTCTAATTCGGCTAATTGGGGGCCGACCCCGATGATTTGCAAAAGGATATCGGCTTTTTCCTTAGCTGTACTTTCCATAAATTTAGGCAAATTAATAGCCAACTCTTCAACGAAACTATCAAGAAGTTGTTGACCGCCTTTATTCCCATTAGGATCAATTACTTTCAGAGAGCTATTCTTTCCTTTTCTCTCAACAATTAAACCATTTGACATAGTGATCTTGAGCGATGGAGGGATAACAGACCCCTCACAGGTTGCCTTGCTAGGTTTAAAACGATTTCCACCCAAGGCCCAAGCGATAGAATCTAGAACACTTGTTTTACCTTGGTTGTTATTTCCACCAATTACCGTGAGTCCCGTAGGTGATGGTTCGACCTTGACCGCTTTGATCCGCTTGACATTTTCAATTTCCAACTTATTTATTGCGATACTCATTCGTTCCCACCTCCTGTGTAATAGTATTTCTGATTATTTGCCATAATTAATACCTACCTTTCCACCACTGCTGCCTTGTTACTTCGCAAATATTTCTAGGAGTGCTTTGATACCATCTTCCATAGATTCTTCACGCTCCGTGCGTTCAAAGTCCGAGCCGTCAAGTTTGGTTACTTTATATTCAACATCTACGATAAGCACTTCACAGTCGAACGCTTCAGCGAGCTTGTCGAGATTGTTTTTTTGTTTTTCGTAAAACTCAACCGGTAACTGTAGTGCTTTCCAAAGACGGTCGTCAAAAACTGCTTCAAACACTATGTTTCCTTTGTCCTTGTAACTTTCAAGGAATCCATCTTTTTTAGCGCTGTAAAATACGACTTGTTTTTCTGTTTGTTTCATGATATATTCTCCTTGTAATGTTGTTTGCACAGGCCCTTACCTGTGCTTTTTTAGTGCTCTCAACGTGCACCCATCGCCCCACCGCTTCATGTTTTTTTGTTTTTTTAAAAGATAAGTGTGTGGAAAAGTAAATTATAATTTGGGGTATTAAAGTATATGCTACACTCCACGGCAAGGCTATGGCTACACGCTGAGAGATGTTAGCGATCTAATTATTGCTAAGGTACTTAGCAGCTAGATATCTCTCACGTCTTTGACGCGCTTCATATTTCTGGTCATTAATTTCTCGTGGTGTCCATACTGGTTCGAAGGAGTATTCCTCTTGTTGTTTTTTGCTCCAAATCCAGTTAAATAGTTTTGATGGTTTCATTTGTTTATTTCCTTTCTGTTTCCCCTAACCTCACTAGCTCACTGTTACGGCTAGGGATGTGTGCTAGGCAATTTCTTGCCAGTTGTTGTTAAGCTAATTACTTACCGCACCACTCCTGTCTTCATCCAATTTTTGTGATACCACTCAATCACAGCATCTCGCGGATACTTTTCACGCGCTCCTTTAATACGAGGAAAGTCCTTTTTACTGTTGAAACGCATATCAAAGGTTGTGGTGTCTGTAGTCCCCAGCAACATCAACGAACACTGTTTCTTATTGAGTTCCATTGGAAACCTGTGCTTTTCGTCATTGACAGTAGCCATGACCTGCACGGCTCTTTCTCTCAGACCTGCTTCGAACTGGTCGAGTAGTTGAATCATTAAATCATTCATGATAAAATACCCTTATAAATGTTTTTTGTTTGCCACTGTTCCCGCAGTGGCTTTTTTGCATTTAGGCGACATTTTCTTGTTCAATCAGTGGCAAGACACCCTTTTTATTTTTTAATAAGTCATAAATAAACAAACGACCTTTTTGAGTCCAATAAGTGTGCATCTTACTACGCTCTGCATCAATCGTATGTGTTTTAGATTGTGTATAGCCTTTACTTGCATATTTTTGATATAAAAGCCACGTACTACCTTGTTTAAATTGCACCTTTAATTCATGTAGCAAATTATTTAACTTTTTAGCACTCATACCGTAATCTTTAGCAATCACTGAAATAGCTACCAAAGATTCACTCTGCAAAATCAAATCATAATACGTTGCCTTGGGTTGCAATTCTTGAATAATTTGGTTCTTCTGAGCCACTTCTTCTTGAGCTTGTAAGCGTAGCTGACGTTCTTCTTTCAATCGTTGAAATGCTGCAATAGCCATATCAGGGTTATTAAGTAAATCATCTACTGCATACATGCCATGTTTGCGGATGGTCTTCAAGATTTCCTTGACTTGCTTTTTGAATTGCTTGGCAATCGGTTTGCGTGATTGCATAAGGACTTCGTAAAGACCATCTTCTGTCAGGAACCACGCTTGACGATTTTGACCTGATAAGAACAATGTTCGCATCAGCTTTTCATCTTCATCAATACTGCTAATCATTTTTTGAGTGTCCGAATGGTCAATCCATTCCGCAACATCCTTGGCCAAGAACAATGGCTCTTGTGCCGTTCCATAAATCGTGAAGTTCTTTCCTAAGACTTCCTGTTGGTTAAAAACTTGTAATTCCAATATTATTCCTCCATATAAACTTCTAGAATGTAGGTTGTTTTCCTCTCACCATTCGGAGTCGCTACGACTGTTCTGCTCAAGATAACATTCCTATTATCTTGAGGATTAAGCACTCGCATTGCAACAAACAAGAACAACTCAGCCCACATTCGCTTTTCTTTTGGCATGAATAAGAAAAAATCTATAATTTTGTTCTCAGTAACCATCTATCCCTCGTCATTCTACCGAATCTTAAAATCCTCAATCACACGAGCAATAAACCTATTAGCTTGTGGATTTTTTAGTTTGCCATTCAAGATATTTGTTACATCTTGACGCACCATCCCATACTGCACAGCAAGTGTAGTCATGGTTAGGTTATTTGCCTCAAGATAATCAAGAATCTTCTGGCGACCGCCATCTGTGTTTGGCATAAACAACAACTCCTTTATTTTTTTATTTGTAAGAAAAAGAGTTAGAAAGTTATATAATTTCTTGACAACTTTTAAAGAGTTGTGTAAAATAAAACCATAATAAAAACAATACCTAGAACACTTCTAATCATTTATAAATACAGTTTGCCGACCGTGTTATATTTAATTTTAGAATGTTTTTAACTTCGTTTTTTTCTAACTCAATCATTTACAAAAACTATTTTACAGAACTCTTTAAAAATTGTCAACGATTTTTACAAGGTTTTTTAAAATATTTTTTGTCATCCTTCAGAAAGGTTGATAAATCAATGTTCCCGACGTTTGAAATTGTTAAAGAACTATGTAGAAAACAAGGTATTTCTTTAAATACTTTGGAAGAAAGGATTGGTTTCGCTCGTAATTCTTTGTACTCTTGGAAGAATAGTTCGCCTAAACCAGAGAAATTGAAAGCAGTCGCTGACTACTTCAACGTTTCCACCGACTATCTGCTAGGGCGGACTGATAACCCACGGATAGCCACAGATAAAGACATATCATCGATGGATACTCAAGAATTGGAGACCCTTGTCCTATTTCGTAAAGAAACCGAAGGTATGTCTGACAACGAAAAAGAACGCTTTAATAAAGCGCTCTCTGGTCTCATGCAATCTGCTCGTAATCTCATCAAAGACGATTCTCTGTGGTAGGAGGTGGCTATTTGACAAAATACAAACGACCACCAAAAGAAGTCTATCAACGTTACCACGATAACGCCTATCGAATGTTGATTGATATTGCAGAGCATTTTAACGTTTATCTTTCGGAAGTTACCTTTGACCTCATTATCGAATTTTTTGAGACTAACTTCAAAATCAGGTTTGTCTATTTTGAATCTGACTTGATGTACAATTGGTTGCCTAACAAAAAACAGGAACTAAAATACCAACTGACAACTAAAAATGCTTTGACATTAGTTGATTATGGCTTTTGCTCAGTTTGTTCTGGTGTGACAATTCCTGATTTTGAGACAGGACGATATGTTGTCTATATCAACCAAGATGTCGTAAAAAGCCGTGTCATGTTTACTATCTTGCATGAGTTGACTCATATCTACTGTCATCTTGTGGATTCAGTATATGACAAAGTCCTAGTTTCTAAGACAAGTTCGAAATATAGCGATTCATACCCACCAGAAATAAAACCTCTGGAGGATGAGGCTAATACTATTGCTTCAATACTTTTCTTAAATGACCAGCGATTGCTTAAACATATTAACAATGGTTTAACATTTGACCAACTCAAAGAAAAAAGTCAAATGTCAGCACCAGCACTACATAATCGCCTAATGAACTTCTTGATGTACAATTGTCACTGTCAAGAGTATTATGCTTTAAGCATTGTACAAGCCTATAAACAAGATAAAGACTGGGCGATTATAACCCTACAACAATTTGAAAGAGAATTGGCTACATAGCCTTTGGGGGATAAAATATGGGGAATAAAGAAATTATGGCTATGAATATCAGAAGGCATATTGACGCCCTTGGTCTCAACGCTAAAGAATTTGCTACAGAATTGAACTTCAAATATACCACTGTACTTGACTGGATAAATGCTAAAACTTATCCTCGTATTGATAAAATTGAAGTTATGGCAAATTATTTCAAGGTCGAGAAATCTGATTTGGTTGAATTACACACTACTCCTTCCAATCCGAGAACTGCAATGGATAACTTTGACCCTCGTAAAGCAATTCTCTTATCTAACTATTCAAAACTTAACAACGTACGAAAGAATGAGCTACTAGCTACATCTGAGACACTGTTAGCTGAGGAAGCTGAATACGATACCAGAAAACGTGTCAGCCTTTCTGTTCCTGGTAAAGTATCAGCTGGTACTGGATATTGGCAAGAGGATGACTATGATACAGAGGTTGACTTCTATGCTGATGAAATACCAGATGAAAAAGACTATGACACCATTGCGGTTGTTGTCGGGCACTCAATGGAACCGAAGATAAAAAATGGTGACTTTTTATTCATTAAGCTGACTGACCAAGTTGATGTTAACAAAATTGGTATTTTTCAGGTAAATGGTGAAAACTATGTCAAGAAATTAAAAAACGATCACCTACAGTCACTAAATCCAAGGTATGCTGACATCAAACCAGCTAAAGGAGATGATTTCAGGACTGTTGGTGAAGTCGTAGATATTTATAGAGAGGGGTAGTCTGTGGAAAGCTTTAACGAAAAGATAGCTCAAGTTAGAACTACTATTAACGACAATGACAATACCGACTTTACAGAATTTTATGGTGTCAAAAATTTCCCTGTAAACTTCGACTTAAATGTATCGGTAATGCTTTTGAATATTATTCCAGACAAGAACTATACTATCCAAATAGGTATTACATCAGATACAACTCCTCTTCAAGTATTGCAAATAGATACTCAAAATTTTTCAATCCAAAAAGACAATATGATTTTGATGCATAACGGGGTTGGGCAAGCCTTTATAAAAACACAATTCAAGTTTAATGTGACTCACGAAGGCGCATATAAAATAGAGTTTGTTCTCCTAGATGACAAAGAACTGTCTTCTTTTGCTAATTATTATTATTTTGGAGGGGCTTAATGAACGATAATAACGTTACTGCATTATTCTCTGATTCTAAATCTGTACCCATACAGAATAATGGTATAATAAAAGAAAAGCCATTTGGGGGTTATGACATGGAAAAAAACTACTACACAAAAGATGAAATTGATTTGAAGTTGGATAAAATCAATTCTGACACTCAGCACGGATTCGAGAAAGTTGATTTTAAAATCGACCAACTCAGACAAGAAATGCGTAGCGGATTTGAAAAAGTCGATTTAAAATTTGATAATTTCGAGAAACGTGTTGAGACTATGTTACTAACTCAAGAAAACAAGAGATTAGAAGAGCAAGCCAAAAGCAAGAAAGAGTTTATGTACTGGTTTATCGGTTTGTTAGTTAGTACCTTACTTGGTATACTAGCAATCATCGTAACCATTTTATCGACAAAATAAATAAGAACACAAAAAATCCCCACGCTCTCAAACTTTGGCGAGTCTGAGCGTGAGGCAACCATGTATAGTAAACGGCATTAAAAAGCCCTTTTTACTATACCCATTTTAACAAAAAAATGAGGTAAAAACAACATGGCATTTTTTAGAAAATTGGATTCAGGCTGGGAATATCGTATTACATATAGAGACAGCCATGGTAAGAAACGTGAAAAGTCAAAACGTGGTTTCAAGACCAAGACACTAGCCAAAACGGCAGCACAACAAGTTGAATTAGAACTTAGCACTGTTTCAGACGCATTACTAGACATCACAGTGCTTGATTACAACAAGCGCTGGGCAGACATATACAAGAGACCGCATGTTACCCCTAAAACTTGGAAAACTTACGAGAAGAATTTCAGACACATTGAACGACTTTTTGGCGAGTGTAAACTTAAAAGTATCACACACACGTTCTATCAACAAATATTAAACGAGTTTGCGGAAAACGTCGCACAGTCAACACTTGAAAAATTTCATTATCAAATTAAGGGCGCTTGTAAGATGGCTATTCGTGATGGTATCCTTCGGGACAATTTTGCAGACGGAGCTATTGTAAAAGCTCAAAAGTCTGGTAAGCAAGAGTCTGAAAAGTTTATGGAGGAAGACGAATACTTGCACTATCTGCAAATAGCCAAAGGAAAAATTAAGCATCCATCATACTTCACCACTTTTTTAATCGGCGTCACTGGTTTACGTTTTGCCGAAGCGCAAGGATTGACATGGAAGGATGTTGATTTCAAAAATGGCTATATTGAAGTTAATAAGTCTTTTGATTATTCTATCTCACAAGATTTTGGCGCTACAAAAAACGAACAATCTATGCGAGTAGTCCCTATTGACCACAACAGCCTTGAAGTTTTAAAATTTTATCGAGACAATTACTACAAAGATAATGACTTAGGGCGTATATGCTACGGAGCGTCCAATAACGCTACAAATAAGGTCATAAAAAGAGTGACCGGTAAAAACTACACCAATCACTCTTTAAGACACACTTACGCCTCTTATTTGATTTATAAAGAAGTAGACTTAATATCCGTCTCGAAACTTTTAGGGCACGAAAATTTGAATATTACACTGAAAACTTACGCCCATCAAATCGAAAGTTTGAAAGAGAAGAATGACCACAAAGTCAAAGAGATTTTTCAAAACCTTGAAATTTGACGGGTGAAAAACGGGTGAAATGCCCAGAACCCTTGATATATCAATGAGATAAAAGGAGAGGAGGGGATTCGAACCCCCGAGCCCCGTTAAGGACTACACGCTTTCC